GTCAGCAACGGCCTGACCGCTGCCTTCCGCGTAAAGGTCTGCCATCGCAGCGTCGAACTCTTCCATCGTGTTCGCAACATCGCGCAAGTCATGGCGGTTGCCGACGGCAAGCGTCCAGCAGTTGTGGATCATGAGAAAGCCACTGCTGGCCACTTCGCGCTTTGCGCCGGCCATGTAGATCACCGAAGCAGCCGATGCGGCCAGGCCCAGGACCTTGGTTGTGATCGGCTGGCTGTGCTCGCGCAGCCGGTTGTAGATGGCCAGGCCCTCGAACATGTCGCCACCTGGCGAATTGATGTACACAGTGGCGGGCTTGTCGCCGATTGAGCGAAGGGCCGCGTCGATACGCGAGACGGTAACGCCTTCCCCGTACCAGTCCTGGCCAATAACGCCGTAGATGGTGATGGTGTCGCTGGTGGACTCCACGGCCGCTTTGATGGCGGGATTCCATCTGTCGAGCGCGCGCGGGCTCAGCTCGCAGTTAAAACTGCCAGCCTTGGATTTTGGTTGCATGATTTATTCCTTCGAGTTTGCCGGCTGATCCAGCCAGTTCTGTAGAGCTGCCCTTGCGGCTTGCCCGTCATCGCCCTGACCCAGTTTGTCGATCGGCGAAAGGTTTGTTTGCACAGTTAGCACACCGGCATTGCCGCCCATTTTGGGCAGGTTTTCTTTCATGCGGCATTCGTCGCGCGTGTAGATGCCGTTTTGCACCATGCCCGAATACAGCGTTGCCCGTGCGGCGCTATCAGCACGCATCAAGCCTTCAATGGAAAACTCGGGGTAAATCTGACGGCGCTGCGCAGGAGCCAGCAAACTGCGACTGATGCCTTCCTCGATGCGGCGCATGTAGCTGCGCAGCGTGAAGGTCAGGAATCGAAGCAACTTCTGCTCAAGGCCGGTCCCCCAATTCGATGCCTTATCGCTGTAACCGACCAGCGTCGGGTCCACCATGTAAAAGCGACAGATCTCTTCGGCGCTGTACTCTCGAGATTCCAACAGCTGAGCGTCCACCGGATTGATACCAATCACCTTGGCGGAAACGCCCTTTTCCAGCACCGGTGATTTACCGGCATTCATCGCCCCGCTGATGCGTTGAACATAGTCGCGAAAATCGTCGCGCTGCTGCTTGTTCAGCGTTGCATCAACCTCAAAGGCCACGGTTTGGTGCATGCCGTTTTTGAACGTTGAGCTCGCAACGTCCTCTGCCGACATTGCCGCGCCGAATACGTCTGCGCCGTAGGCGATGGGTGATAGCCCGATTTGCCCGTCCAGAGAGAACGCAGGGATATGCATCATGTTGCTGCCAGCAATATCGCGGAGCTGGCCGTTTTTTTCCCGGTATCGGTAAAGAATCTCGCCGTTGTCCGCGACATCCAAATCCATGCGGTTGGGCAACAGGAATTCAAGCGCTACGATCCGGCCGCTTATACGGATGATCTCGACAAAAGCGTTACCCCGAAGCAGCATCGAAGCCACTACGGCCTCCCAAAACTGCACAGCAGTCATGCGGCTGTTCGGGTTGGTGTTAAGAATCCAATGCAGGTCATTGTCACCGGCCACCTCACGACCGCCATCAGGCATGCGCCGGTATAGGCCGAGCGGCAGCGTTGCGATCGTTTCGGAGATGAGGCGCACGCAAGACCAGCAAGCGGCCAGGCGCATGGCTTTGTTGATCGTCACGGTTTTGCCATTGGCGGATGTGCTGCCCACGGTTTGCGCCCAAATTCCGGAAGCGCTGCCGGACAGCGACCTGCCCACCCAATCGATTATTGATGACCGAGGCGCGTTGATTGCACCGCTCAAAACGGATTTGAAAGACTTAGCCACCGGTCAGTCCCCTTCGAATGAATGCTGCCGCTACGAAGCACGACGAAGCAGCGGCAAGAAGCGCCCAACCCACGCCAAGCAGTACGTAAACGCCTGCCACCGCAAGGGCAAAGCCCAGCACTGCAGTCAGCAGGTAAATGATTGATGCTGTGTTCATTCGAATATTGGGTCCCGGATTGAATCCATGAATCGGTCCACGCCGCCATCGCCGGCAACGACTTGCATCATCGCCCGCCCGACCGACATGATCAGTGCAACAGCGCCATCGATCTTGTTGTCATCGCCCTGTTTGATGGGCCGTACTACGTCGTTGTTACCGGGCATGTTTTTGCCGATCACGTTGCCGATACACCAGGTCATTATCGGATTGCCGTCATGGTGGAACCTTCCAGCGGTGATAGCCGCTTCCAGCTCTTTCATGGCGTCAGACATGTTGGTGTAGTTCTGGGTGATGGTGATCGGGTTGAACCCCTCGTCGTCGAGGTCATGGCTCAACCCAGTAGCACCGTGTGGGTCAATCGGCGACTCGCGCAGCGGTGCGTGTTTGTTCGCCTCTTTGGTGTCTTCTAGAATTTCGCGGTAATCGATCTCGGCACCATCGGTGACCTCAAGGTGTTTCGAGTTCAGCCAGGCCTGGAAGCGCTCGGACATCCGCTTGTTGTCGCTGTCATAAGCGGTGTCGTATGGCACCCAAAACTTGGGAGCCACGCTGTAGTAGTGAGTCTTTCCGTCGATCACCTTCCAAAACAGGCGCGCCCTCGAGTTCATGTCCAGCTTTCGCGCAAGGTCGAAACCGGCGATCCACTCTTGCCCCTCGAATTGATCGAGCGTAAGGGAGGTGTCCTCGCAGGACTTCCAGTCCTGCATGTTGAAGAAGCCAGACTTGGCGCTCACCCAAAGGTTGAGGTGCTTCGTTTTGAAGGTGTTGGTGAACCGAGCCGAGCGGATCGCCCGCGCCTGCTGGCTTTCCAGATACTCCTGGAACACTGACACACCGTGGTTGGGGTTGGCCTTGGCCAACATCTTGGGATCGGTCCAATCGTCGCCCTCATCAAGCGTCCAGATCCAGCCGAACAGTTCATCGTCTGGGACAGTACCCTCCAGCATCTCAATGACCTGGCGACGCTTGTCGTAGCAGGGCCCCTCGATATCGGCGCCGGAAGTGGTGATGATGAACATCAGCGGTTGCCGGCGGGCGCCCATACCGGTGAGCATGGTGTCGTACTGAGCCGAGGTGCGGTGCTCATGATATTCGTCCACGATCGCGCAACTGGGTGATGCGCCGTCACCAGGGTCACCAATAAGTGGCTCGAAGCGACTGAAGTCAGACGGAATATTCATGTTCGAGGCGTTGACCTCAATGCCCGCCGCTTGGACCAACATGGGTGACTTGGCCACCATCAGTTTCGCAGGGCGGAAAACCTCCCAAGCCTGCTTCTCAGTGGTAGCACCTGCGTACACCTCGGCGCCGTACTCACCATCCGCAACGAACATGCTGATGCCGACACCGGCCGCAACTACCGACTTTCCGTTCTTGCGGGGAATCTCCCAATAGCTCTCACGAAACCGGCGGTACCCGCCCTTCTTCTTGACCCACCCGAAGGTGACGGCGAGACCGAAAAGCTGCCATGGCTCAAGGCTGATTCGCTGACGCTTGAACGCCCATTCACCCTTGGTATGCGGCAACAGCTGAATCAGCTTGAGTTTTTTCTCAGCCTTCGCCGGATCGAACTTGAATCTGAACCCGCGCTTGCGGCTGGCTGCCATGTCGTCGAAATGGCGCTGCACTGCCTGATGGATGTAGCGACAAGCTGGCACCTTCCCGCGTAGCAGAGACCTACCCCATACCATCGCTTTATCAACGTTGGGGTGGGCAGACTTGGCCATTCAGGATCTCAATAGTTCGGCGAATTCGTTGGTCTCTTTTTCCTTGTTTCCTCCGATCAAACGTGTGCGGTTGGCCGGGTCAAGGCCGAGCATCGCCCCGAACGTCACCATTTGCCGCATCGTTTCGTTCGCGGCGGTCAGTGCCGGGTTTTTCATCGGGCCACCGGTGGCACCAGTAACCACGATGCCGTGGGCCTGGACTGACTCCTGCGCCATTCGCCAGTTGTCGTACGCAACGCAGAACGCTTCGACGTTGTGTAAATCAGTTATCGCGACCACGTTTTCACGCAGAAGCTCGGGAACAATCATCTTCCACATCTGCGAAGCGCGGTCGCTGAGCCATTCGGGCGGATCAACATTTGTGATTTTCGAAAAAGCGGGCTCGGCCTTATTCAGCGCGCGTTTGCCGGGATTTCCGGCTAGTGCTTTCTTGGCGGTCGGCTTGGGTTTGCGACCACGGCCGGCGACCGTGGCGGTACCTCCCATCGCGCAACTCCAGAATTTTTAATTTCGCGGGTGTAAAAAAACGACTGAGGGCGCGGTCTAGAAGCCAAAGGGACCAGACTTTTGACCCTCCCCCATCGCACCAGACTGGTGCTCGCACCATATCGGTGCATTTCCGTGATAAATGACGATAGTCGTTCTCGTTTCGGTCAGCGAGGCCGGGCAGCCTGGGTGTTGCCCCATCCGCCGTCCTCTGCCGCCGTCTTCGTGCTGTGGCATGGATGACACATGGCCTGCCAGTTGGATCGATCCCAGAACAGGTCCATGTCACCCTTGTGTGGCACGATGTGATCAACGTCTGTCGAAGCTGTGACACGTCCAACGCGCTCGCACTCTACGCAGAGCGGGTGCTTAGCCAAGAAGCCTTTGCGGGCCTGTTGCCACTTGTAGCTGTAGCCGCGCTGGCTGCTGGTCTCGCGTTGCTTCTCACGCTGCTTCACTTCGAACTGCTTGCCTACATCCTTATGGGCGTCACAGTACCTAGAGTTACGGGTCAGTGTGTTGCAGCCCTGGGCATTGCACGGCTTCTGCGGCCTCAACGGCATGGTGTGCCGTCCAGGTAGGTGCGGGGCTGGGTATCGGGGTCTTCCGGTTCGTCTTCACTCAGTGCGTCGATCAGCAGCGTCTGTTGCTCTGCCATCCGCTGTAGCAGTTGGGTCTGCTTCAACTGCTCGGCCAGGATCTGGCTTAGCAATGAGTTGCTGTGCTCGTTCATATGCAACCTTGCTCCACTTTTTGATCCACTCTCGACGGGCATCACATCCGCTACATGACATCAGTTGCCACTCTCAGCAGGGCCTTGTCGCTCTACCGCCTCGTTGACCTTGTCGGCAGCCTTACTGGCCACCTCTGCCGCCTCGGTGGCCTTACCGGCTGCACCTTCAACCTTTACGGCGGCATCGGTAGCGGTCTTGGCCAGCTTGTTCAGGCGCATGTCGCGCTGCACCGTGGCCTCGTCATAACCACGGCGCACTTCGGCGACCTGGGCGCTATACCAGCCGGCAAGCGACCATTGCGAAGCACCGAAGCCCAGAGCGAACGAGCCAGTTACCAGCAGCGAGGCAATCACCCACACTTCAAGGCGACGCCACCACCGCCGGGCGATGAAGTCTCTCACGCATCTTTCCATCAGTTGATACCTCCAAGCTGGGAACGCAGACGGGCTATCTCAGCGCTTTGACTGGTTACCTTGTCAGTTAGCTGGGCAACCTGGCCGGTTAGGGCTTCAATCTTGCCTTCCATACGGCCAACAGCGGCGGCCAGCTCGTTACGCTCTTTGGCGAACTGGTCGGCTCGGGCCTCGGCCTCTTTCCGGGCCTTGCGTTCCGAGTCGAGCAGTTCGTTCAGCCTGCGGACGGTACCGATATCGGCGTTGTCCATCGCCCGATCTGCCGCATCCCTCGAAAGAAATTTCCGCAACCACAAGAAGCCCGCGAGCAGAACAGTACCTGTCCCACCAAGCCAGGTGGCTGTACCTGGGCCGAGGTCAATTGGGTCCATCACTACTCCAGAAAATAAAAAACCCCGCACGATGGCGAGGCTTAAGTTTGCGTGTGTGGCGCTGAAACAGCTGAACACCGTGGCATAAAAACATAATCATTCCGTGCGGAAAAGCACTTTTCGAAAATGTCTTTATTGCGGATAATGCGTTTACATTCCTACCGCACTCATCCTTCACATATGGATGAACATTTATCTTGGACGATGATGAATAACAACGGACCCATTGCAGAAGACAACGTCGCGGACTTTCCAGGCCGAGAGCAGAATGGCGAGAAGGAGGGCCAGCCGAAACCCGCTACGCCTGAGCTGGACGCGGTCGAGGAGGCGCGCTTTCGACTCGAAATGAAGCTCCGCCGTGAGCAATACGAGGCGGATGAAGTTCAGCGTAAGAAGACGTTCATGAACAGGCTCGTCATCGTCGCTGCTGCTGGATTCGTCTTCATCGTTTTTAACTTCTTATCTCTGCGCAACCCCGAAATCTACGACGTGGATCCGGAGACACTGAGAATTGTCAACCAAGCCATAAACGCAATCATTCTGCTGACGGTGCCTTTTGTTCTAGGAACAATAGGCGCTGCTGCAAGAATATTGATTTCCGACATAAATCCTCAGCATAAGACCGCCTTGATTGTGTCGTCTGGCCTGATGGCAGTTTTTTCATGGGTTAGCATCAAAAGCGGTGTATTGGTAGCCTTGCTGGCTCCGCACATCGAAAGAGCTAACCTTTCAAAAGAAAACATTATAACAGGCCAAAGCGATTTCTATACCTTGGCCTTGGTTGCAATCGCGGTAGGCATGTTTGCGACAAACGTATACTTGATGATCGCGCAAAGGGTTGATCAATTAACGCTGCGGTCCAAGGGCGAAAGATCTTGAGACACCGAGGAAGCATGTGTGCTTCCTCAGCCTCCCCCCCCTCTTTAAGCTGCATTCAAAAAGCTTGTCAGTGCGCAGTCGATCCAAGCGGACGCAGATCTGGCAAGCTCCCTTGCTTTTCCCTCACTGATTCCGAAATTCTTTCCGACTCGGACCATTGGCCATTTCGCACCGTAGTAAAGCCAAATAATGTCGCCCATCTGCTTGTCTCTAATAGACAGCCGCGCTACGGCCCTATCCACTGCGAGCGCCAAGTCATCAGTTATGGCGAAGCCATTCGATTTCGAAGGTGTCAAGTCGCGCATGATTGCCCACATAGGCGAGACATAGCTGGGAACCCCCATCCCATTCATGCGCCAGAATCCCCATTGTTCGAGCATGTGCTCGGTGTCGCCCAGCGGGCGATGCAGCGGCTTGCGAGTGTTCATTGTTAATCCCCTGTGTAATTCGATCCACCGGTACCGCGGCGGTTGTTCTGTTCGTAGTGGGCAGCCAGGCCAGACATCTGCGCTGGGCGCTTCAATTGTTCGATCTGTCGGTCAGCAGCCTGCAGGCGCATGCTCAACTGCGTCACCAGCACTTCCAGCTGCAGCGCTTCACCTGTCTCGGCAGCGACCCAGCCCGAGGCATTGCACTGCGTGCACGCCATTTCATGGAAAACACCCTTGATCACTGCGCGGCCCCGGCAGGCCGAGCACTGGGCTAGGTCAAGTTGAGCGGCGCGGAACGCTGGGCCGTGACTCTTCCTCACTTATCAGCCTCCGGCGCTATAGCCCTCAATGCCACCCAAAGGTTTTCGCCGTGAACCGGTTTGCCGTGCTTATCCATAATGCCAATCCGCAAGGGGGCCGAATAACGGCGGCCGCTGCATTTATAGATCGGGCTCCCGTCGTCGGCGATCTCACCCTCAATCAGCGTGGCAACTTGGCCTGTAAACAACACGTTCGCGATTAATTCGGCCATTTTTAAACCTCGCCTTTTATGGATTCGTGATCGCGCTGGAAGCCGCGCCGTTATTGGCCTCGACTGCATTCTGCGAATTTTCGTTTCTAGTCAGGGTCGAGCGGTGAATGCGGCTAAAGCCTTTCCCGTCTAACCATTCGTGCCACTTGATCAGCGCGTCACGCTTGAGCAGTTCAGCCGAGGTGTGGATATAGGTCTGCACGTTGCGGGTCAGCGTGTGGTTCACCAGCATCTCGCCGATCAGGAAGTCGACACCCAGATCAGTCCAGCCGGTCCGGGCCACTTTGCGCAGGTCGTGGCTCGTCCACTCACCCTTGCCCAGGCGAGCGAATACGGCACATGCCTGGCTGTCGCTGATCGGCCCACGGTTGCGAGCCGGGAACATGTAGGCACCCTTGTAGCCCTTCGACGACTGCCAGTCCCGATACCGCTCCAGCAACGCACAGGCTTGATGGGTCAGCGGTAAGCGATGCTCACAGCGGGTCTTGGTGTTCTCGGCAGGTATGAACCACTCGCCCTGCTCACCCAGCGTGAGGTGCGACCACCGGGCCTGCCTTGTCTCGCCAGCACGCGTGCCGTGACACAGCATCATCAAAGCGAGCATGCAGTCTTGCGGGTGCTGGTCGAACCCGGCAGCAAGGTCACCAAGCACCTCTTCCAGCTGAACAGCACGCAGCCGCGATGGTTTCGGCAGGATGCGGGCCTTGGTGAAGTCGGTGAACTTGAAACCGGCGACTGGGTTCTGGGCGATCAGACGCAGCTTTTCGGCCTGTCGGAACGCGACCACCAGCACGCCCCACATCAACCGGACGTAGGAGAGCGACATTTCGGCCTGCATGGGCCACATGACCAGCTTGTCCAAGGTGGACCGGTCCACATCGGCAATGAGCAGTTCAGACAGGCGCGGCTTGAGGTGGCAGGTGATGATTGAGGTGTTGGTGGCGCGGCGCTTTGCCGACAGGCTGCGCTCGGTGGACTGCCGAACCATGAACCACTCCAGCAACTGGCCAACGGTCTGCAGCGTGCCAGCTGCGGCAGAAGCCTTAGGGTCAGTCGCAAGGCGCTCCCGGATTTTCGGCAGAGCGTTGATCAGCCCTTTCACCGGCAGCTCTGGGAAACCGGCGATCTTCTCCCACTTCTTGCCCACGACCAGGTGCCAAGTGCCGCGCTCACGATTCTGGTGAAAGCGAAAGTACACTCCCGGGTAACGAGCATCGCGCAGGTCGCGCACGTCTGAATTCGCTGCCTGACGACGGATTTCCGCATCAGAGAACGAAGTAAGCAGGGTCTGGCTCATGCGGCCACCACAGTCTTAGGAAGTCGGAGGTATGCGCGGATCTGCTCCATCGCGTCGAAGTGACCACGGCAGACGATCGCCAGATAGCCTTGCAGGTTGAGCTGACGTATCCACTCGTACTGGCTGCCAGAGACGGCGGCATCGTTCGGTGGCGTGGCTTTGAATTCGATGTACAGGCCGAAGTACCCACCACGGGCCATCGGCAGCACCAGATCGGGAACACCAGCGCGCACGCCCTGCTCTTTCAACTTGACCGCCACTTGCTTGAGCCGGTGGCCACCGTTGGGAACGTGGTAGATCAACGCCGCCACCAGCGGCATGCGCAGCTTGAGCTCGCGCAGCAATGCGGCCTGCTCCAGACCTTCACGGTCGACGGACTTGGCGCGGGTACGCTTCGGTTTGAACAACGTCATTTCGGCGGGCTTCACGGTGACACCTTCCCTTCGCGAATCAGGGCGTCCTGGGTACGCATGACACCCTCGGCGTGGAACAGGCGGACTTCGTTACGACTCAGCACCGCCGGGGCGCGCAGGCGGCCATCGGCGATGTCGTGGCAGTAAGCACACGACCAAGCGGCCTGCAAGTCGTTTGGCTTGATGCCCATGCCGCAAGTACCAGCCAGTCGGTAATGGGCGAGAACGGTGGTCGAGGATTCGCTCGAGCATCCTGGGTAACGAATCTGGCACTCGCGGTCACGCGCTTCGTCGGTGAGTTTGCTCATTGCACGTCTCCGCTGCGCTTGGCACGGAGCGCGGCCAACGCCTTGTTACCCACTTCGGGAGTGATTGATTTGCCGGGCGCGGCGAGCTGCGCCACAGGCACGGGCGGCAACTCTTCACCACGCCAAATCTTGCGGCACTGCTCGAGGTATTTCTGCTCAAAGCGGGTCATACCCAGGTCGCGGGGAAGCGTTTGCAGGCTGAGAAAGCCGGAGGCCGCAGTGGCGTGGTAGATCGCCGGGTGAAACCACTTACCGCGTCCTTCCATGCCTGGGTGCGAGTTACGCAGAGCTTGGGAATACGCGACCTCGACGCTGGGTAGGCCAAGGCCCTCTGGAGCAAAACACCAGCTCACGAACACGCCAGGCGCGGGCACGAATGCTGATTTGCTCGCGCTGACCATGCGCATACCGTGGCGCAGTTGATCCATTGAGTTGATCCCGGAGCGCATGAATTCCGCCAGCCACTCCAGTTTTGCGGCGTTCATCACCTCCTCGGTCGGCCAAGACTGTCTCCATGCGCCGCAAGCTCCACGCAGCCGCAGAAACAATTCGTCGATTACCTGGCGGGTGGCCGGGTCGATCTCGACAGAGACCGCAGGCGGTGGGGTGTAGATCGGATCGGTTCTCCGATTCTGGACCAGATAACCAGCTCGAACAGGCCCATTCACAGGATCACCCCCTTTGAAGCCCAGTCGCCGCCGACTGCCGATTCTTCGTCGGCTGACAGTGAGCCTTTGGCACGCTCTTTCACGTACCAACCCACCAAGCGGTTACACCAGCCGGCGGATGTGTCTACGGTGTTCTGCTTGGCCACAAACCAGCCGATGAAACTGCGGATCAGCGCGTCAGGGATATCGGCAGGCTTGACTCCAGCAATCTGAGCCTGGGCGATCAGGTAACGGCTATCCGGTGCCCAGTCGGCGAACATTGCGAAGCGCTGGCGATCGTCGGTTGACTCAAGGGCCTGCTTATCCTGCTCATCGATAACGTCCGAAATCTCGCGCGGCTGCTGCTGTTCGGTTAGTTGATGGTTAAGTGACGTATTGGGTGCAGATTTCGCACCCCGTTCGGTCGAATTCTGCACCCCGTTCTGCTGTGATTTGCACCCCGTGCCGTCATCTGCACCCCGTTCAGTCCGGGGTGCAGGATTTGCACCCCGCTTTATAGGAAGGTCATATACCACCGGCCTGCGGTCATGACGCTCGATGTACACAGCGGCCAGCGCCTGATTGCCTGGAACGATCAGTTCAGACGCCCTCAACAGCTCAAGTTTGGAACGCACTGTGCGCTCGGAAAGGCCAGTGTCTTCGCTCAGGGTGGTGGCCGAAGGGAACGCTCCGCGTCCGTCAGTACCGGCATAGTTGGCCAGGCACAGCAGGACGTGACGGGCGCTGGAATCGGAAAGGGTCACGCGCGGGATCTGTAGCGCCCACGACATTGCTTGAACGCTCACAGTGCTACTCCAATCGTTCTGCCTGTGTTGCCTTGCTCAGGTCTGATGTGCATAATCTGTCTCGCAAAGTTGTGAAGAAGCCGGTCTAGCCACCGGCTTTTTTTTGCCTGAAATTCAGGCTCTATGGGTGTCTAGCGCATCCGCAAAAGCTTTCTTCTTCCACACAAAAAGGTCATGGAGACCGGGCATGTCAGATGATTTGGTGTTAAACCCTGTAGCTGGATGGGATGTAAGGACTGTCGAAGCAATGCAGCTCGTCCTGTTAGAGCTGGGCTTCATTTCGACTCCGTTTCAGAGGGCGACGGAGGCTCAGAAGAGTCCGATCTATGCGCTGACGCTTCCGCAGACGAAAGCGCTGATCGATGTACTTCAAAGATCAGTGGATGCGGTAGAGCGTGCTGGGATAACGTCTCCCCCAGGTCCGAGACACTAACGAACAGCGGCGCGCCGGCTGGCTGTAGGGCTTCCGGCGCTGCGCCCGCATCTACTTCCACTGCTGGACCTCCCTCCGCCAAATATTCGTTGCTGCTCATACCCCTTCTCCTGGCCTGTTCTCGACCATGAACGTTGCTGAATTTGGTACTGGATGAATCAACAGCCCATCCGCTGTACTAACAGCCCTTCCCGCCTGAGCGGATAATTGCCGTCACGCCGCTGACTTGTTCGGATGCGCTTCGGCGAGAAGCCAAGCGGCCTCAAAAGGCTTACCCCTAGCCGTTGCGAGCGCTGAGATTCGCTCGGCATAACGCGTTTCGCCGGTGTACTCGGTACGGGGCAGGCATTCGGCGGTGAGCCATTTGTAAACGGCACGCGGGGTCTTCCCGCAAGCCAAGGCCACCAACGGAACGCCGCCGGCGTCATCAATCGATTTCTTTAGCGGGCTCATGTGGCCTCCGGGTCAAATATGAACTTGCAGTACATATTATGTCGGAACTGAAAGTACATGCAAGCGCGTGCAAAACTGAACCTATGGTTCAGATAGAAGAATTAAGAGCTGCTTTTGCGGCTCGCTTAAAGAAAGCGCTGGCAGATAACCACGTCGAAACATGGGGCGCTGGTGTTCGCCTGTCAAAAATGACAGGGGTCACGCCTAAAGCGGCCAGTAAATGGCTGAACGGAGAGGCAATTCCAGGCCCTGCAAAGATGAGGGCGCTGTCAGAGGGATTGAATACGCCCCTTGGCTGGCTTCAAAACGGTACTGATGAGGCTTCAGTCGATCGCAAAGCAGGTGCCAGCGAGCCATCAAACGTCGCCATGATTCATCAGCCTGCGCAAATGTACCGCTACCCCGTAGTGAGCTGGGTCGCTGCCGGCGGATGGTCGGAAGCGGTTGAGCCTTACGCGCCAGGTGCTGCTGATGAATATGACGTGTCTGACTACCAGGCCAAGGGCCCAGCCTTCTGGCTGGAGGTTAAAGGGGACTCTATGACGGCTCCTACTGCCCCTTCGATTCCAGAGGGCTCGCAGATCCTTGTGGACACCCGCGCAGACGTGCGCCCAGGCAAGCTGGTGATCGCGAAGCTGGCTGGTAGCAACGAGGCGACGTTCAAGAAGCTGGTAGAGGACGGCGGCGTCAGATACCTGAAGCCTCTGAACTCAGCCTACCCAACCGTGCAGTGCACTGAAGACTGCAGGATCATTGGAATAGTGGTCAGGTCGCTTACGAAATTCACATAAAGATCACAGCATCTTCTGCTTCAGGGCAAACCTGTAACGAGCCTACCGCATCCGGCTTTCTGGCAGCAGCGTAGAAACTCGGCAGTTGACAGGCTAGCGAACTGAGCCCATATTCAACAAAATTTTGTTGAATATGGTCGAGCGATATAAAGATGCTGCATTCCCTCACATTTTCTAATTTCTACTCATTCTTGGATGAGGTTGAGATTTCGTTCGCCATGGACGGTCGGGCAGCAGAGAACGAGAAAAGCTGCGTCTCGACGGCAGCAGGTGGTAGAACGAGCAAAATTCTCGCAGTGGTCGGCGCAAACGGCGCAGGCAAAACTAACGCAATCAAGCCGTTCGCTTTCATCGCCTGGTTTATCTCAAAGTCCGTTGGCCTGAAGCCAGACGCAGGCACCTACACTCGCCAGCATTTTTTAAAAATGAGCGAGCCAAGTACGTTTCAGTTAGTTTTTGAAACTCACGAACGTCTTTTCAGATACAACTTAGTAGTAAACTCGAAACAAATTTTTGAAGAGCATCTTTACGAGAAAACAAGTAGGCAATGGAGCAATGTATTCTCACGAACCTTAAATAGCGGCAATAAGGATTATACCTACAACCTTAAAGGTTTTGGCTTCGACAAGCGGACAGCTTCCAAGGCGAAGCGAAATTCTTCGATCATTTCTTTCGCCGCTCAGCAAGATCATAATCTAGCAGTAATGCTAGTCGATTATTTCTCAAAGTTCCATACCAATATTAATGCCTCTGGAAGAGCAATAAAGAATGACTACCAGTCTTTATTGGATGGCACCGAATTTTACGAAAATCATGAAGTTTATCGGCAACTTATGGTTTCACGACTCCGCGCTTGGGATCTAGGCCTGGCAGATGTCAAGCTTACGAAGCTTAAGCATGTAAACGAAAAAGGTGAAGAGTTTGAAATGACGATGCCTTTCGGCGTCCATGCATTCGGCGACGAAACGTATGAAATGCCACTGCTGGCCGAGTCAAGCGGTACGCAGTCTGCCTACGTGCTCCTTAGCCGACTTCTTCCCGTGTTAAAGGAGGGTGGAGTAATGATTTATGATGAGCTGGAATCAGACCTTCACCCACACATGTTAGATAGCGTCCTTGACCTGTTTTTCAATCCAAAGACCAATCCAAACAACGCACAAATTATTTTCACAACTCACTCAGTGGAAATTTTGAATGATCTACAAAAATGCCAGATCCTATTAGTCGAAAAAAATGACGGCATTAGTGAGGCTTGGAGGCTATGTGACATGAGTGGAGTGCGGAGTGATGATAACTTCTACGCCAAGTACATGTCTGGCACTTACGGTGCGGTGCCGAATATTTAATCATGAAAAAGCCTATTCGACGCACTAACAATACTATTCTAATAGCGGTCGAGGGATATACCGAAGAGGCGTTCCTTAGGCACTTGAAGCAGATATATTGTGGCCGAGACTCTTTCGTATCGATGACAGTCAAAAACGCCAAAGGTAAAGGACCAGATGGAATTGTCGCCGCGATAAAGTCTGCGACAAGAACGGGTGATTATAATTTGATAGGCGCGGTTTTCGACGGTGACGTACCAATATCGGTTGAGGTTGAAAGGTGGCTGAAGACCAATAGAGTCGCTACATTTGTATCCACTCCTTCAATTGAAGCAACCCTTCTCGCCGTGAAGGCATGCAAGCCAGGCAGGACTACAAAGGAATGCAAGGACCTGCTTACTGCGACCCTTTCCGGAGATGCGACTGATGAATCGTTCTATGGAAAGCATTTTCCAGAGGCAGTCATTGAGCGCGGCCGCATGTCGGCCTCATGCCTGAACGACCTAATAATTTTCATAACTCGCAAATCTTAAATCGTCAGGCAGCTCCGGTGTAGGGCTTTTTAGGCCTACACTGCTCCCCCTATCCTAGCCAGTAGACGCAAGCCTTCTCAGTCTCATCCCTCCTTTACCTCAAGTACGAGCCGGACTATGTCCCAGATTGTCACCAGTGCCTGAGTATCAATGCAAGTTACTGGGAACTCTTCTGCCCCTGTGTACGTGTTGAATATCCGGATCGTCATAGACGCGTCGGGCGCAATCACGCCTACGCACTTCATTGGCAAAAACGCTGCCTCTATGCAACGCCTCAGGTCCATTTGGGAATTCATTAGGTCCATCCTGGTTGCAAGCCAACTGAATTCCTGAGGCCTAAGTTGGGCCGATTATGGCCGAGATATTGGATAGTGCTGGCGTTATGCCCAACACACTCCCGGCACCGCGTGACCCCCCTTCCTGATCTGACCTGGCTCGCCACTGAGCGGACTTTGCTGCCACAACTATAGCGACGCTGCGTCTATCCCTGCCAGCCTTAGCGATTCGGCCAGAGAAGGATCGAGCGCGACCTCGCCAGTGGTCGACGCCGCCTGATTAATTCCTACAGTTCGGTACTTGAGAACCTTCCCAGCAAGCATCTGCTTGAGAATCTTCTTGGCCTTATCGCCGCCCGAGATGGTATATGGGCTCATCATCTTTGTGGCATTGATCATGGCCTGCTCTTGTGCGTTTTTGACGATGGCAGCCTGTTCAGGGGGCAGGTTCAGAATGTACTGCGGTGCAGCAGGCATTAGGCTAACTGGCGTTTCCTGGGGCGTGATAGTCCATGCTTCGTTTTGATCTATCCGCATCTGCACTGTGCCTACCGGGATCTTGAACCTGCCGCCAGACATGACACCTACATAAACCTGCCCGCCCTCTTTTCGCACGACCGGATAGAATTTCAGAGTGCTTGTAATGATGCTGCTACCTGCAGAAAAGTCCCCGGTTGTCACCATCATGGTGGTCTTGTCTGTGAATTCGTCAGTGCTGCCAGTGGCTTTCCATACAGCCCCAGAGGCGCATCCGCCAAGGGCAAAAGCGAACACAGACAAGGCGATAATCCTTTTCATCTCCAGCTCCAAAATTTGAGTGGGTAGATTGTAACAGAGAGCGATAAATTCTCAGGGCCCACCACCAAGCGGTTTTTTTGCACCCACATGAAAATTATGTACTTTTGGTACTTGACCACATATGAACTTGTGGTTCATATTCTACCTATCGCAGCGATTAACCGCAGCGACACAAGACTGGTGAAGCCGCCAGATAGCACGGGATCAGCGAAGTGATCTCCCAGCCCCGGATAACGGGACCGACTGGACGAAGCTCTTTACAGAGAACGGAATCACCTGTTGGACAGCATCACTGAAGCACCTGGCTTGCCGGGTGCTTTGGGATGACAACCACCGAGTAGACGTAATGGATACCACCATCGTATGCGGGGCATGGAGAGGCCACCTCGGCCGTGGTCTTGCGCCGCGAGAGTTGCAGTATTTGTTGTCAGCCGCCCAGGGCTGCACAGCCAAGGAAATCGCCCGCACGTTCGGCATCGCGCCGGGCACGGTTGTGAAGCGGCTGTCGGTCGCAATGTTCAAACTCGGCGTGAATCGCCAGACAGCGATGATCGCCGAGGCCATGCGCCGACAGATCATTTCCCCGCTCTGCCTGTTGTTCATGTCGATCATCGTTCTGCACGCGGTGCTGGGCGATGAATCGATGAGGCGCGAGCGCAGAGCCCCTGAGTCACGCCGGGGCGGGTACGAACAGAAGATCAGCCGTAAGGGCTCGGACAAGCTGAGGCCAGTGGCGGCGATCTGCTGATAGCAGCACCAAGGAACATGGCGAAAGCCAGACAGAAATTGCCGCTTCACGGGCCTACGGCAATGTAAATAATCAGAGTCCCCGTCTGAAGGTTGGAGACCTTCCCGATCGCCTGGAACGCTTCAACGCAGACCAGTCCGCATCGGAGATTGATCGGAGCGTGCCCAAGCGGGCTGCAGCGCTAGGATCGCAAAGCCCCGGAAAAGTCCTGAGCCGAATCTGTCGGCCAATACCTGAAACGCGGCGGGAATCAAGCAGGGGTAGCGCCCTGGTGTTCCGATCAATCTCCGATGCGGATGAGTTCAAACCGTTAAATCGGCCCCCTGCATCACCCTCCCCCAAATCGTTACGACCGCATCGGCAGGTGCCAGGCCAGTCTCACGGCTGGGTTTGGTCACCCGCGCCTGGCATCTGGCCAATGCGGTCAAGGAGCCTCATATGCATCAGACAATCAGCCAGCGTCGTGCGATCCTCGAAGGCCTGCGTCAGCGCTGCACCCTTTCCACTGCCGAGTTTTACGACAAGGTCGGCCGCAAGAACCCGGCAGCTCTGCCGCGCTTCACGGTCGTGCCAAATGGCAATAACGAGTTCGGCATCGTCGAGCGTTCAACCGGTACTGTGCGCGGCGTTCATCGCGGCCACTGCGCGGCGTGCAAAATCGCTGAGCAACTGGAAGCCCAGCCTGTACGTCAGCTGTCGTTCGCCACTCACATGCTGCGCTGGACTGCTGCGATCACCACCGGCTTGGCGCTGTTCGCGCTGTACGGTGCAAGCTGATGATCAGTCCAGAGCTGAGCACGATTCAGCGCAACAAAGAGCGGTCCGCCGTCCTTGAGGCCGAAGTGGCTGAGTTCCTGAAGAGCGGCGGCGTGATCGCCACGCTGCAGGGTTTCGCATACAAGCCCAGGCCATACGGACGCATGGGGCCAGCAGCAAAGCCAGCACCTCGCCGCCGGACCAAGGAAGCGATGCGCGCAGCAACTCCACCGCCCCCTAAGACGAATCTCCCACGGGGCCACGTCAGCGATGAGGTGGTCGCGCAGATCCGCCACATGGCACAGACAACCACCGTCACCGACGTGAGCCGTACCACCGGGGTCAGCCACCACATGCTGCGTAAGATCGCCGCCGAGCACCGGTTCGAGTACAAGCGCTTCGATCCAAGCCCACACCTTTCGCGTGTGAAGGTCCAGCGCATAGACCCCGTCGCGGATGCGTTGAACGTTCTGCGCATCAAGGAAGCGAGGGACCGCGGGCTGTCTCGGTACGCCGCCAAGAACCTGATCGGCATCAGCAGCACGCTGATGGAACGACTCATCGCAGACTTCAACATCGATTACCCGGTGAACAGGATCTATCGCAAGTGAAGCGCATGCAGTCCCGCGCCAACCATCGCCGCCGCCCTCTTCAACTCAACATCCCACCCAGTGGAATCAAGCCCCCGGAGAAACTCCAATGTCTACGCCTACCGATACAACCGAATTCCTGAACGAGCTGAATGGCGGCGCGTTCGCCAGCCAGATCGGTTACGCAATTTCCGAAGTCGCCTCGGGCGTTGTTGAGCACGGCAAGGCCGGGAAGCTGGTCATCACCCTAGACATGAGCCAGATCGGCGATTCCCACATGGTGAAAATCAAACACAAGCTCGACTACAAGGTGCCGACCAAGCGCGGCACCCGTAGCGAGAACACCGCGCTGGATACCCCGATGAACGTCGGCACCGGCGGCCAGGTAACGCTGTTCGCTGAGGCTCCGCACCCTGGCCAGCTATTCGAGCGCGACCAAGCACCGGTCAAGCCTCGCACCTGATCAATCGCAACCACCCTTCCTCCCAAAAGAGAGCTGACAAATGTCCCTCACGAAAGAAGCAATTCAACTGATCACTGATACCGCGCTGATCGCGGAAGGCAAAGAGCTGAACACCGTCACGCCAACCATCGTGCTGCCGGAAGGCGCGAAGGTCGTGAACCTTGAGCAATTCGGCGCAGGCCGAAGTCGCTTCCGGGGCACGTTCTCCACCAACGCCCTGGCGGACTTCGCCAAATACGTTTCCGACCGCGCAGTCGCCGACGCAAAGGGCTTCATCAATCAGGACGAAATGACCTGTTCGGTGCTGTTCAACCTGGGCAACGAAGAAGTGCCAGGCCACGCAGATGATCGCGCTGTGCTGAAGCTCAAGCCCACCGCTGCCTATCAGGCCGTGCAGGCGATCAGTGGCCGGTCCATGTCGCAGAAGGATATGAGCGACTGGATTGAAGACTGGCACAGCACCCTGTCGGCGGTCGGCGATGAACTGCAGAACATCCCGCTGGCCAAAGCCATCGCCGCCGTGCGCACGATCACGGTCAAGGCATCGTCGGAAAGCGATCACACCGTCAGCGAGACACGCGCCAGCCGCAGCGCAATGGATGCCATCGAGGCGATCAGCAAGGAAACCTTACCCACGTCGCTGATCTTCTCGGCTATTCCGTTTGAAGGCCTGCAACTGCGAGAAATCATCCTGCGAATCTCGGTCATCACCAGCGGCGCACAGCCGGTGCTGAAGCTGCGCTGGGTCGGCGAGGACGTGCAGCGCGAAGAGATTGCGCAAGAGTTCAAGTCTGTGCTGGAAGCGAAGGTGGGCGATGCTGCGCAGCTGGCGCTGGGTAGCTTTTCAGCCTAAAAGATGAATCCCCCAGCGCCACGAAAACCGTATCCTAATCGTGGCACTGGAGTTGCGACGCAAAAGTTTGCTGATGATTCGGCAATATCCGGGGAATGAAGTTATCAGCCCTGCTTTATTTCGACTCGCCCTATCAGATAGTCGATAGCTTCGCACGCTTGGGATTTGATCTCAGTATCGGATACCCATGTGTACATCGCGTTTCCCATAATCCCGGATTTTGCCAAGCCTCCTAATCGAGATAGGTCGATTCCATGCTTAGCCATCTCGCTAAGTAGCGCAACTGTTGCCTGCTCTAGAGCGACTTCTCGCTTGTTTTCATTCGACACCTGCAACTCCTTTTGATCCGGCTCCATGCCGGTCACCCGTAATACCGCATCCCCAACCAATTTGCCACCACCGCACACGGAGGGCGGCGCATGCATGGAGCCACCCACGGAATATGAACTGCACCTGGGCGACTGCCTGGAGGTGATGCGCAGCCTGCCCGTCGATTCCGTAGACAGCGTTGTCACTGACCCGCCCTACGGCATTCGCTTAAGGGGCAAAAGCTGGGCGGTCAGAACGTCGAAGACTGCGCCGCGTACCGGGTAAGCACGCCACCCCATACTGAGGCGCGCGAGCCAAAACGCGGGCTTCAGTTTTCTAAGCCTTGTGCGCTTTATTCCAGCGCTCGGGTGCAAGGCTACGACGGCGCATATCTTCTTTTAGCTCCGTGACCAAAGACGCAATCGCGCGGCTCGAGCCAAGACATGACGGGGCAATTCCCGTAACCGTCAACTCCTCCTTACCTGTGCTTTGGTCGAAGATCTGAATGAAAATTGAACCGTCCGGCTCAATCGTACAGACGCACTTCATGGGCAGAAAAGCCGATTCAATGATATGCCGTAATTCCAGACTAGAAACCATACCTCCACCTCCTTTTCCGGTATTAAGGCACCGTAAAGTTTAGGTCAGATCGATTATCACTAGTTCCCAAAATTTGATCCCTGCAACGCAGCAAGCTTCATGTGACCCACACCGGTCCGGGGACCAAGACCAAAAAGACATGAGCCGTGATAGCAGCGGCGGGAATTTCAGCACCGCACGAGCGTACGCCGTGACGCCCTCAACGACGTAAACCGGCGAGCAAGTGACGGTGTGATGTCTGCAGTTCCTTTTACCCTTTGCTGTGCTGATCCGAAGATGGCCCGGTGCCCGGCTTTATACCGCGCGGCCCTGCTACACCCCAGACAATCAGACCCAGAACTGGGAATAGCATGATGCCTATGCTCCAAGCCGCCTTCTCTCCCACACTTCTCTGGCTCCTACAAATGCCGATGATCACGACAATGTTCGCGAACAGGATGAGTAGTGAGAACGGCAACCAGAGTAGGCTGATTATGGCTTCCATGACATGTGCTCCAAATATTGATGTTCATGGTTGGCAGCCGCTGGCCGTGAGGGTTCAGTTGAAGTGATAGAGGGTCCAGAGACGAATCAAAGTTTTTTTGAACGCTTTTGTACTCTTCTCCATCCTCACATGTCGGGATGAACGCCTTCTGCCCTGCCCGGCGCTTTGCGGTAGCGCGCCATCGCGATTATTTGCCGAATGCCGGCGAGTAGCTCCGACTTTTGATGACCTTCCAATAGCTCCAGCCTGGTTAACAGCTCCTCAGCCTCTTCCGCTATTGCCTCAAGCGCTTCTATATCACTGTTCAAAGTCATATCAACGCCCTGCCTGTCTATCTGGAAAACCTTTCATACCCCACTTCAACGACTCACGCCACCCTTTGGAATAGCTTATGAGCCAGCTCCACCAGATACTGGTAGGCGACTGCATCGACATGATGTGCACGCTGCCAGACGACAGGGTGCACAGATGTGTCAACGGCTCACTCATCACTGCGAGCTAGCGCAGCCGAGTGGTTTGGTTCGAACTCAGACCTACATGCGGAACTGGCTGACAAGCCTATTCAGTTCGACAGCAAGCTTGGTCAATTCAGATGTCGCGATTGCTGTCTGACTTGACCCGTCGGATGCCTGGTTAGAGAGGTCGCGAATGCTTACCAAGCTGCGATCCACCTCTCTGGCAACTTGGGCCTGCTCCTCCGAGGCCGTTGCAATCAGAACATTCCGCTCTGTGATGTTGTCGATCGACTCGGTGATTTCGACCAACGCAGATCCGGCACCATGGGCAGTATCGAGGGTTTTTTGAGCTTGGGCGTTCGTGTGGCTCATCGCGGACACAGCAGCTCCAGTACCCTTCTGTATCGAGCTGATCATCTGTTCAATCTCGCTCGTCGACTGCTGGGTACGATGGGCCAACGCTCTCACCTCGTCCGCCACCACCGCGAATCCCCGACCAGCCTCACCGGCTCGAGCAGCTTCGATTGCGGCGTTGAGTGCAAGGAGATTGGTCTGTTCAGCGATTGCGCGAATAACGTCCAGGACCTTACTGATATCAGTAGCCATAACGGCGAGCCCTTGCACTTCCTTGGTAGCGTCTTCGACGCTACCAACCATCAAACTGATAGCCTCGACGGTTTGATCTACACGTGCGCGCCCAGACACTGCTGAAGAGTTTGAACGAGTAGCAGCCTCAGATGCTGCCGAAGCATTTCGAGCGACTTCTTCAACGGCAGCGCTCATTTCGGTTACAGCCGTTGCGGCCATCTCGACTTCATTGTTCTGCCGCAGCATTCCTTTATTTGCGTCCTCTGTAACCGCATGCATTTCTTCAGCCGTTGAAGCGAGCTGATTGGAAGAATCGGAGATGGAGGAAAGCGTGTTACGCAGCCCGCCTTGCATCGCTTGCAAAGCCATCATGAGCCGAGCGACTTCATCATGTCCTTGAGGCTCAATGACTTCGGTCAAATCATTTTTGGCAATGCGTTCGGCGATGGTCAACGACTGGCTAATTGGGTGTGTGATGCTGCGCGTGTACATCAGAGCAAGAACGATTGCTGCAAGCGTGCTCGCTGCGATGAAACCTCCAACAATCAGCTTCGTATCCGCATAAATTGCCGTAGCTTCCTCGCCAGCCTTTTTCGCTTTAGCGTTGTTCAGCTCAATTAGGCTCTTCATGAGGCGTTCTACGGCATCAGCAGACTGCTTCATTGCCCCGCTGGATAGCTTAACGGCTTCGTCAACATTTGCTGCAGCGATCAGGACCAAATATTGGTCTTGAAGGACTTGGTATTCAGAATAGGCTTGGGATAGTTCGCCGAAAATTTGCTTGCCCTTTGGTGTCACTATTAGTGGTTGCAGTTTAGAAATTAAATCCTGTACTGCCTGTTTTGATTTTTTGACGTCTTCCAATGCAGCGGCTTTGCGATCAGCAGGTTCAATAGGATTGCGCAGTCTAGAATTGCTACCTCTGATACTCACGAACTCACGGTCCATCGACCCCACGAGCGAGATGCTTGGTACCACATTCGTTTCAACAAACTTCTCTGAAGCATTCAAGCTTGATACCTGCCTAAGCGAGATAATTCCCAATGCAAGAATCATCAGACAGAACAATCCAAAACAGACAGCGGATCGGGGGGCAAGATTAAGTTTACGCAGCATCATATCGAGAACTCCAGGTCATGTTCCCCTATGTCGTCAAACCTGACGTTCACCACGACCGCCGTTCGTCGGGTGCAGACGGAAAGCCCTGCAAACAAAGGGTTTAAAGAGGCAAGGCTGTTGTAACTGTATGTGTCCCCTAATCAAAAGGCCCTAAATTCATCGATTCATCCCACGCTCCGCACCATTACGTCAATTGAGCAAAGGTGTTTTGGTCTGAGAGACAGCGAGTCAACTCCATCCGAACCCTACTTCCACGACTCACGCCACCCCGGCGAGGAATCCCCATGTCCCCCTACAAAATGTCCGGGACGACGGTCGTCAGCTTTTCCGGTGGCCGGACCAGCGCGTACATGCTGCGCCAGGTGCTGGACGCCAACGATGATCTGGACGATCTGATCGTCACGTTTGCCAACACTGGCAAGGAGCACCCCGCCACCCTCGACTTTGTGAACGAATGCGCGCGGCGCTGGCAGGTGCCCATTGTCTGGCTGGAGTACCGCGATGATGATCGAGGCTTCGCCATCGTCACCTACGAAACCGCCAGCCGCGACGGCGAGCCGTTCGAAGCGCTGATCCGCAAGCGAAGCTATCTACCCAACCCGGTCACACGGTTCTGCACCATTGACCTAAAAATCAGGGTGATCCACAAGTACCTGCGGATGGTTGGATGCTCCACAGAGGAAACACCGGTCGACATGATGACCGGCATCCGAGCTGATGAACCGCGCCGGGTCGCCAAGATACGGCATCGCAAGACCACTACAGAGAGCAAACACGCCACGATGGTGATGCCGCTGGCAGATGCAGGCGTCGGCGTGCAGCAGATCGGAGAGTTCTGGAAGGTGCAGCCGTTTGATCTGGAACTACCGACGATCAATGGCCGCACTCTGGAGGGCAACTGCGACCTGTGCTTTCTCAAAGGTGCAAAGCAGGTCTACTCGATCATTGCCAGCGACCGGAGCAAGGCCGACTGGTGGGCTCGTATGGAACGCACCGCCACCCAGAGCAGCGCCGCCACAACAGACGGCGCCCTGTTCCGCTTCGACCGGCCAAGCTATCAGCAGATGCTCGACTACTCCGACACCCAGTTCGATATGTTCGCCGACCACGACGAAGCCATAGCATGCTTTTGCGGTGACTAACTTGGCTCGAAACAGATCTTGATTAAATAGAACCCGGGAGGGTCTCTCCTGCCCGGGGCGACACTTACAGGCCTAAGAATGCAGCTTTAAGCAGCATGATCAGCGCTGTCAGGTCTAGCCTGATAACGATCTCGATTTGCATGAGAACCTCCGTATGACGAGACAGGGGATGGGTTCGAACATGACGTGATCACGTTCGGCCCGCGACGTTGATCTAGTACATACGATCATCGGTCCACCATGCAGATATGACCAGCACGGATGACTTTAGCTCTGTCTATAGGGAGCGCCAGGGTGCACGCACTCTACTCTCACGCACTAGTCCAGTAAAGCAACAGCCCATCCACTTCAACGAATCACGCCACCCCGGCGAGGATGAACTATGTCCGATAAAACCATTGACCCGAAAAAGCTCGAGCGGGCTATCCGCAAGATCAAGCATTGCTTGGCACTTTCGCAAAGCTCGAACGAGAACGAAGCGGCCACAGCGATGCGCCAGGCGCAGGCGCTGATGCGTGAGTACCACCTCAGCGAAACGGACGTGAAGGTCAGCGACGTTGGCGAGGCTCAATCCTCGATGTCGCGCGCTGCGCGCCGCCCGTTATGGGACCAACAACTGAGCGCCGTTGTGGCCAAGGTGTTCAACGTCAAGGCCCTGCGTTACACCCATTGGTGCGAGACCAAAAAGAATCGCGTCGAGCGTGCAAAGTTTGTGGGGGTGAGCCCTGCCCAGCACATCGCTCTCTACGCCTACGAAACTCTTCTTGCGAAGCTGACGCGGGCTCGGAACGCATACGTTTCCGGGGTGCGTGCCGGCAAGTACCGGAGCTGCTATTCCGCCCCCACTGCCGGCGATCACTTCGCCATAGCCTGGGTGTTCGCGGTTGAGAGCAAGTTGCAAGAGCTTGTGCCGCGTGGCGAAGACCCGACAACGCCAGAACACCAAAGCGCAGGACAGGGGCTGGTAGCAGTAGAAGCCCAGCACCAAGCGCTGATCGATAGCTACCTCGCAGACAAGCAGATCGGCAAAGCCAGGAAGGTCAGAGAGGCAGAGCTCGACCTCAACGCGCAGATCGCCGGGATGCTGGCCCGCACCAAGGTCGACTTGCATGCAGGCTTGGCCAGCGGTGCCGAACACGCACCAGCTCTGTCCGCGCGCGCCTAAGACTCCAAACCCGCCCGCCTCAATCAATTCAATATCAGCCGCGTGTGCGGCAAGGACGAAGTCATGCCCGAAGAAAAGTTGATAGGCCCCGTCGAAGTCACTCGCGACGAGAACGGCTACTGGCATCACCCGGGAATTCCAAGCTTTGATGGTGGCGAAGATCCTGAACCGTACCGGACCTGGCTTCGGGTGCAGGGCCTGGAAGTGAAGTCCAACTCGCTTGAAAACGATCTTGAGTGGCACCCTTATTGGGATGGCGAAGCGCATTGCCGAGGCTGGGAACCGGAAGCGCCAGGGTCGGAATGGTTTCTTTTGTCGATTTTCGATACCGAGGATGGCCCATACGTGCAGTGGGCGCGGCGGGTGGTGACGCCATGACCCAGGCCAAGGAAAGACCGATCCTGTTCAGTGCGCCGATGGTGCGTGCCATCCTGGAAGGCCGGAAGACGGTCACACGGCGCGAGGTGAAGAAGCCAGCCGCGCTGGATTGTCTGGCTGCCGGTTTCGAGCCTGCCTTTCTGGCACTGCCTGGCAACGCTGACCTATCTCCATACGGCAGGGCCGGCGACCGGCTATGGCTGCGAGAGACGTGGTCAGACGTGAACTTGCAGGGCGCACCAGGCATCGCGTATCGAGCAGACGGCGACGTGCGCGACTTGATGGAAGATGCCAGCTTCCTCAATGAGGACGGCGCATTCAACTACGACGATCCGCGCTCGAAGCCCTACCAATTTGCCTGCTGGTCAGAAGATTTGCTCGGCGGCAAAGAAGGCCGTTGGCGCCCATCCATCCATATCCCGCGCTGGGCCAGCCGCATCCTGTTGGAAATTACAGACGTGCGCGTCGAGCGGTTGCAGGATATCAGCGAGGATCAGGCCAAGGCCGAAGGCATAAGGCTTTACACCGATCATGCCGAGCTCGGTGAGTGGTGGCACGTCGATGGGATCGAAACCTACAGCGCTGACCCGCGCAAATCGTTCGAGCTTCTCTGGACATCCGTCGGTGGCGACTGGAACGCAAACCCGTGGGTCTGGGTAGTCGAGTTCAAGCGCGTGAGGACCTGAGCCTACCGCACCATGAAAATCAGCTCTCCCCTGTCAGTCATCGCCATGCCGTACTTGAACCGGCCCAGGTACTGCTCGTGCATTGAGTAGACCCGGTCATCGATGATTCTGAAAATGACGGTCCTGCCCGACCATATGTTGCCGTCAGCGCCGCGCCTACCCAGCTTGGCGTTATACGGCCCGTAAACCTCGTTCGTGGCTGTGGTGCATTCCATGACCTCTCCTTGGTGCTGCACCAGCTCCTGCTGGCTGCGTGGACCATAGCAGTGAACTACAAAACCCGCCTGATAAACCCTTCCGCCGCCCAGTGCGGCCTGGAGCCTTCACCATGGAAACAGAAATACTTACAGACCAAGAGTTGGCCGATCTGACCGGCTACAAACACAGAGCGCATCAGCGAAAATGGCTCAACGACCGCAATTGGATTTTTGTAGAAAGCCGTGGCGGGCGACCTCTGGTAGGTCGGATGTTCGCACGCATGAAACTCGGCATGACACCGGCGCCCGCCGGTGACCACAACCCTCCCCCGGCGCGCCCAGCTTGGACACCGGACTTTTCCAGAGTGAACTGAAATGCGCCCCCGGAATACTGAGAACAGGGATTTGCCGCCAGGGATGGTACGGCGCAAGCGCCCCCGCAAAAACGGAACTGTCTGGGTGGGGTATTACTATCGGGACGCGAACGGCAAAGAGCTTCCGTTGGGCGGAGACTTGGATAAGGCGAGACTCAAATGGGCTGAGCTGGAAGCAAAGGCAAAGCCAGATGACTTGAAGATCATGAAGGGGATTTTTGACCGGTACGAGCGGGACATAATCCCGAAGAAAGCTGCGCGAACGCAGAAAGACAACAAGGCTGAATTGAAACACCTGCGTAAGGGTTTCGAGAGTGCGCCGATTGACGCGATCACCCCGTCAATGGTCGCCCAGTATCGAGACGCGCGGACGGCCAAGACCAGAGCAAACCGAGAAATTGCGCTGCTATCTCATGTTTACAACATGGCGCGTGAATGGGGATTCACAGATCGCGAGAACCCCTGCGCCGGGGTGCGCAAGAACAAGGAAAAGGTCCGCGATTATTATGCGAACGACATGGTCTGGGCTGCTGTGTACGGGCAAGCCCCGCAGGAGCTCAAGGATGCGATGGACCTGGCTTACCTAACCGGTCAGCGCCCAGCTGACGTTATCGCGATGAACCGAGGCGATATTGAGGGCGACTACCTCAATGTCCAGCAAGGAAAGACCGGGAAGCGTCTGCGCATCCAGATGCAGAACAGTGGCGTTCCAAACAGCTTGGGCCGGCTGATAGGCGCAATAATGCTCAGAAACGCGAAGCACATATCCCATCACTTTATTTTGAGCAGGACCGGCATGCGCGTTTCTCAGCAGATGCTGCGTAACCGATGGGATGAAGCTCGGGAAGCGGCACGCCTTTCTGCCATTGCCAATGGCAGGGCTGACGACGCAGAGAAAATACGGCAATTCCAGTTCAAGGATATCAGGCCGAAAGCCGCGTCCGAGATCACCGATATCGCAGACGCCAGCCTGTTGCTGGGCCACTCCAAACAGGAGATAACGAAGCGCGTTTACCGCCGGATCGGCGCTGTCGCGCAGCCCTCAAAGTGA